ATTTGTGGTAACAGTGTAAAAATGGTGCAACTAACTGAACAGGTACTAAATAGGATTGGGTGTGAATACACCATGTATCGGTTCGGTGTATTAACGATTGGAAAGTTTAAGTAATGTTATATCTCGCATACGGAATGAATACTAATGTTGAACAGATGGCTTCACGCTGTCCTAATGCCATTAGTCTCGGTCGTGTTGATATCCCTGATCATCGTCTAGTGTTTCGCGGCGTTGCTGACATTGAATATAGCCCCGGTGATGTTCTACAAACTGTTATGTGGTATATCACTGATGATTGTGAAATGGCTCTTGATATGCTTGAGGGTTTCCCAACGTTTTATGGTAAGAAGTATTTTGATATTAATGTCAGTGATCGAAACCATAAAGAAAAAGCAATGATTTATCAAATGATCGGAGACCGTCTTGATTATGCTCACCCAAGCAACTATTATCAGTATTTGCTTGAAGAAGGATATAAGGATCATGGTCTTAATCTAAATCAAATTTATAATGCAGAAGGCTTTTGTGAAGTTGAGGATACCCTTGACTACATCAATAGTCGGTATGCTTACTAATAGTGGTCTTTGACGCTCATCCCACTCAAAATATTCTGCGTGTCATCTAAAGGAGAAAAAAGATGACAAAACATGAACCAGTAAGTTACAAGTATACAAGTACAAAAGAATGGCATGATTCCTTTCCCTGTGCATACAGACAGTGGAGAGCAGATAGTCACTGCAATAACATTCATGGGTACAGCTTTAGCATTAAAGTATACTTTGGTGCTGACACACTTGATGCTCGTAACTGGTGTGCAGACTACGGCGGTCTAAAGGACTTGAAAGCAATTCTTGAAGACCAGTTTGACCATACACTTCTCGTAGCAGAGGATGACCCTGATATGGATGTGTTCAAGCTACTTGCTGAACGCAACATGGCAAAGCTGACTATCATCCCAGCAACAGGCTGCGAAGCACTTGCTGATATGATTTACAAGTTCATCAACGGTGTCTATATCCCTGACCACTGGGGTTCGGGCGAAGCTGAACGACTTTGGTGCTATCGTGTTGAAGTTCGTGAAACACAGAGCAACATGGCTTTCCGCGAAGGTCATCGTGAATGGAATGAAGACCTTTTAGGCTAAGGAAAGTGATTATGGAATTTTTAGGATTATATCTTGTTATAGCAGCTATAGTGTTTAGCTTCTCTTGGATTGAGGAGCTGTATACTGTACAGCATTCTATAAAAAGTGCTATTCTTTGGCCCATAAATCTAACCAAACTTTTATTCAATAAGTAAGGACAACGGAGATAATGACTAAGAAAGTATATTACACTGACAAACAGATTGATGGCATGGTCCATGATATCATTCGTCAAATGAACAATGATAATTGGATGCCCGATTATGTTGTCGGTCTTACTAGGGGCGGACTTAACCCTGCTCTAAAGATTAGTCATTATCTCAACATTCCAATGGAGACGCTTAAGGTCAGTCTTCGTGATGGTGGTGACACTGAAAGTAACTGCTGGATGGCAGAGGACGCTTATGAAGGTAAGCATATTCTAATCGTAGATGATATCAACGATACCGGTGCTACACTCAATTGGATCAAAGATGATTGGGCGTGTAGCGCATTTAAAGAAGACCCTAAGTGGGATGGAATTTGGAATGACACTGTTAAGTTTGCAGTGTTGATTGATAATGATGCAAGCCCGTTTGAAGTCAATTATATCGGAGAAAGCATCAATAAAGCAGAAGACCCGCAATGGGTCGTCTTCCCTTGGGAAGAATGGTGGAAAGGATAGTTGACAATGGAGATATTTGGTGTTATAGTATTACTTGTAATATGCGGATTTGCAACTGCGTTTTTCTATGGATTATGGCTTCTTGAAAATGATAGTGATGATTTTAGAAAGCGTCACGGTGTAAAACCTAAATACTTTCGTTGTGTTACAAAGGGTGATATTTACTGTAACCATGATGATTGGTGTGAAGCAGAAAAGCAGTTGTATCCCGAAGAATACAAAGAATATATGAAAAGACTAGAGAATGACACAAATCAAAATAAGTGAACTATTTTACAGCATTCAAGGAGAAGGGCGCTATATGGGTGTCCCTTCCGTGTTTTTGAGAACATATGGATGCAATTTCAAATGCGCCGGTTTCGGCATGCCAAAAGGTGAATTATCAAGTGAACGAGAAAAAGTCAATCCAGAAGACTATAAAGAATATGGTACCCTCCCGCTCGTCACTACAGGATGCGATTCCTACGCATCCTGGGATCCTCGCTTCAAGCATCTTTCTCCCAGCAGGGACATTGATACTATTGTCAGCGACATTATGGAACTACTACCGCATAAAGAATGGAAAGACGAACACCTCGTCATCACAGGAGGAGAACCACTCCTCGGATGGCAACGAGCCTACCCAGAACTCCTAAGTCATGAAAAGATGAAGGGTCTCTCCGAGATTACTTTTGAGACTAACGGTACTCAACCGCTGACTCCTGAATTTCTTGACTATCTTGAACAATGGTGGTGGGACGGTGGCAAGATTGGCTATGGTTCAGCTAATCATGATCGTGAAATCACATTTAGTGTGAGTGCTAAGTTGAGTTGTTCCGGTGAGAAGGCAGAAGATGCTATCAAGCCTGATGTAGTAGTCGGCTATCAAACAATCGGAAAGGTCTATCTTAAGTTTGTTATCGCAACAGAAGATGATGCTAAGGAAGCACTAGCAGCAGTTGAACAATATCGTGATGCTGGATTTAAAGGTCATGTTTACTTTATGCCCGTAGGTGGTGTTGAGAGCGTGTATCATCTTAACAATCGCACTGTTGCCGATCTTGCTATGAAGAACGGTATTCGCTACAGTGACAGACTTCAAGTTCCTCTATTCAAGAATGCGTGGGCAACCTAAGTGGCACTAAACGATAGATATTATGCTGCGGCATTCTGTGATGAAGAAGATGAGGCCGTGATAAGAACTTATTCTAAACGAATCGGCTTTCTCGTTAGTTCACAAACATTGATTCCGCATGGTGGTATTGGACAATTCACGAAAAGCTTCTGTGAGTTGATGCACCGCTATGATGTATGCGTAGATATTATCACTGATAAGAGTCCACAGGGCGTTGCGGATGAGTTTGTCAAAGAACTGAACGCAAACATCATCTACCCAGATAATCCACAACGCTATACTGACCACAGTGCTGTCTTTATGTATGAGGATAGCTACTGCTATGAGCGTATGGCTAACTTCCGTGATGCAACTATCAAAGCATTGTCCAGTAATCTATATGATAGCTTCGTCTGCAACACATACGAAACTGTGCAGGTACTTTCTACCTTAGGATTGTCAGACTATATTCAGACTATCGCATATACTCATTTAGAAAGTCAAATCTTCAAGGATACTAAGAATCCGTTCCTTGATGAAGTCAATGACATGATGAGGTTGCAGTTGCAGATGCCTGGCATCACAATTGGTACTCAAAGTAAGTTCAACGAATTGCATTTTGAAAATGCATATCATCTTCCTATCCCGCTTCCTGAACAGGGCTTACTACAAGAATATGACAATGACCGCGAAGGTGTATTGTTTATCGGTCGTTGGGAAGAAGGCAAGAACCCTGAACTATATCTAGAATTGATTGAACAGACTAAGTTGCCTGCTCGTGTTATGACAAGTGCGAGTGGTGCTAAGAAGTTTGAAGAACGATTGAAGAAGATTGGTGTTGACTATCAAATCAAGGTAGGTATCATTGGACAAGAGAAGGTAGACTTTATCAAGAGTTGCCGTGTAGCATTTAACCCAAGCACAGTAGAAAGCTATGGTATTGCTTTCCTTGAGCAGATTATTCAGCTCCCTACATTTGCGTTGATTAACCAACGTTGGACGCAAAACTTCCCAAGCACACAATTCTTCACGACTAGCAAGCGTAACATGGCTGAGGATGTAAAAGCAGTCTATGACCAATACCCCACAAGCAAGTCTTGGTATGCAGCTTATGATTCAGTGAATCATTTCAAGATTCACGAAGATGCAGTATTCCACAAGTGGAATCATTGCTTTAACGAGTTTGAACCTCGTAAGAGCAATAGCAATACTGCAAAGATTTGTGATGAGACTACTGTAAAATATAAGGACTTTGTTGCTGGTTTGGGTCGGCGTGTTCTTTGCATTGATGATATTCGTTCGGTACTAGCAAATAGACACAAGTTTAGAATTGTCTATACTGCAAAGGATACTTATTTGACTAAAGATCCTTCTTTCGAACCCAAAGAAGAACAAGTTGGCATAGATTTATTTGAAGGATTATAATGATGGCAGATAGAATTATCACACTAGATAATAATTTTGAAGTACTGTATGAGGATGGTTTGGATGGTGGTGGCTACGACCATCTACTTGATTTTGTTAACGCAGTGAATCTTGCAGGTAAAACCAATTATACGAATGCAGTTGAATGGTGTGCTGGATTTGGAGTGATTGGTTTTGATTTCCTAAACAGAAAGGTCTGTAATCATATGTCATTCATTGATTGCTATGACCTTGCAATTCAGTGGTTGATTAAAACTAGCACCCACAACAATGTCAGCGATAAAACTTCTTTCTATATCGCAGACAAAATATCTCTAATCCCAGAAGATGTGAAATGGGACTTAGTATTAGCTAATCCTCCACACTGCTTTGAACGTGCTTCCGTAGAGCATTTTGAGAAGACGTTGACCGAACCGCAGAAAGATGATGTAATTCGAATTACTTGTGATGAGGACCTTGCTGTTCATAAGGAATTTTTCAAGAACATCAGAAGTCATCTATTGCCCGGAGCAGACATTTTTATTTCAGAGGTAAGTAGTTTTGATGAGGTAGAGCAGTTGGCACGGGATGCAGGGTTAGAGATTGTTTCACGATATGCTGCCGCTAAGCTTTCAATAAACTGTTCAGGTGCAGCAGTGATATTTCACTTTAAGGAACCGGCATGAAAAAGATTCTAATTACAGGTAACTCAGGTTACATTGGGTCTCATCTATGTAAGATGCTAGAAGGAGAGTATGAGATTCATGGGTTAGACATTTGTGAGCCTCAGCACCCGGTCAAAGAATTTCATCAGATTGACATTAACCGATTGTTTGCCATTGACCAAGAATATGATGCAGTGATTCACCTTGCTGCACTTGTTAATGTTGGTGAAAGTGAACGTATTCCCATTCAATATTACATCACTAACGTCAATGGTACAATGAACGTAATCAACAAGATCAAGACAAAGAATTTCATCTTTGCTAGCACCGGAGCTGCTGAACTATGCGAGAGCGCATACGGTATCAGCAAGAGAGCAGCAGAAGATGTTGTCCGCGAATATTGCACTACACATAGACCAACCCCCTACACAATCTTTAGGTTCTACAACGTGATTGGTACTGATGGATTCAAACCAACTAATCCAGACGGGTTGATGTATAATCTTATCAAGGCAATTGATACAGATGAATTCACTATCTATGGTAAGGACTATGAGCAGAGTCATGACGGTACAGCAATGCGTGATTATGTTCACGTAAACGAAATTTGTAATGCGTTGAAGCTAGCAATCGAAAAGCCTGCAAACAGTGTAGAAAGTTTGGGGCATGGTGTTGGCTACACTGTTAGAGAGATTGTAAACAAGTTCCAAGAAGTCAACAACACCTTCTTTGATATCAAGTATGGTCCTCGTAGACCAGGTGATGCAGCGGTCAGCGTGTTAGAAGATGTTTCTAGCTATATGGAACATTTATATAGTATGGATGAACTTTTAAAGGTTGACAACATTGTTTAATTGTGATAGAGTGGTAACATGAATATATTTTACGTAAATTCCGACCCCGAGGTCGCTGCTCGTAGCATGGTTGACCGCCATGTAGTTAAAATGATTCTAGAGACTGCACAGTTGCTCTCTACTGCCCATCGTGTCATTGACGGTGAGGAGTATGTAGGACAAACGCAGACCGGACGTAAAGCAAAACGATGGAGACTATCTGGCAATGCTGACGCTATTATGTATGCTGCTACTCATATTAATCATCCTTCAGCAGTTTGGGTTCGTGAAAACTCTGCTAACTACAATTGGTTGTATGATCATCTTTTGGCTCTTGGTCGTGAGTATACCTATCGTTATGGTCGTACTCATCTTACTATTGATAAGCTAAAGGATATTCTCAAGGACGCCCCTGCGAATATCACACAAAGCAAAGTAATGACTAAGATGCCATCTTGCATGGACAAGCAGTACATCGTAAGCTTAGACCCGATTATCAACTATCGCAACTATTACAACTACGGCAAGACTGACTTGCTACGCTGGTCTAATCGTCCGCCTCCGCAGTGGATTGACGGCACGGTTATCATGACTGACGGTAAAAAGCAGATATACACTATACAGAGATAACTATGCCTAAGAATAAGAATAAAAAATATCAAATTACTCATTTAGGCAAGACTCTAAACACTGACCACTGGTATGACTTGCCAGAGGATAAATGTCTAGCATTGAAGGCTGCGTATTACGAGAAGCCTGATTTTGATTTGGTTAAGAAAAATCTAGAGGCAGTGTATAATGGTGGTACTGTCATAAGCACTATCACTAGCTATTATGTAAAAGACCTTATGGCTAAAGTGAAGCTAGAATCTCCGCGATGGTCTATCGAACAAGTCTTTGAATCTATCGACTTGATACGATACTTTTGGAGCCGAGTGCTTTCAAGTGATAAAGTATACCCGAAGACCGATTCAGATATCAAGAACTTTGAAGCTGCCCTAAGACTTAGTGGCGGCGGTGTTGCCATGAAGCCATCTAACTATCCTATTAAATCAGTTGACGAGATACTTTCTAAGTACAATATCAATGGTAAATACTACGATTTTTCTTGTGGTTGGGGAGTACGATTACTTTCAGCAATGAGAAATCGAGTTGAGTATTACGGTACTGACCCTAATAACCTACTAGTAGACAGACTTAGACAGATGGCTACTGACTACAACACAGTAAATGATACATCTGCATTTTATGATATTAGGTGTCACGGTTCCGAAACATTCGTTCCAGAATGGGAAAACACTATCGGAGTAGCCTTTAGTAGTCCTCCGTATTTCAATCTTGAAGACTATGGTGTTGGTAATCAGTCATACAAGCCCGGAACTTCTTATCAAGAGTGGCTAGATAACTATCTACGACCGACGATAGAGAACATCAAGAAATACCTGATTGAAGATGGCAAGATGCTCGTTAACATTAAAGATTTCTTAGATTACAAGCTATGCGCTGATACTAGAGCCATTGCAGAAAGTCTAGGGTTTCATTACGTAGAAACACTTACGTTGAAGAACATAACTAGACCAAGTGCTAAAGTAGACTTGAACACAGATGAAGGCATCATGGTGTTCTCAAAGAATCCCGTACAGCCAGAGATAGTTCCTGAAAGCCTATTCGTTTTTGGATGAAGGTTATCGTAACTGACGGTAAAAAGCAGATATATACTATACAGAGGTAAAATATGTTTGAAAAATTAAAAAAATTGTTTAGTCCAGCCCCAGAGCCGACTCCTGAACCTGTGCCAGAAGTAAAGAAGGCACCTAAGAAGAAAGAGCTTACACCTAAGGAGAAGGCAACTGCTGCCGGCGAGCCTTACGTTAACATCATAAGCGTTGACCTTGACCCAGCCGACATTAACAATGGCGCTTTTGAACTTGAATGGAATGATAAGTTTCTAGTAAATCTAGTCAAGCAGGGTTACAAGATTCGTGATGATGATACCGAGGCACAAATTGTGGATCGTTGGTTCCAAACTGTATGCCGAAACATTGCACTTGAAGTATATGAACAACAGCAGGCCGACCCTGATAAACGTGAATCAGATATGCGTGTTATTCAGCAGCGTGATTTAGGTGGCGGATTTACCGAAGTTAGTTAATATTTTGGATAAAAAAGGTTGACAACTGCTACGTTATTGTGTATTATGTGTATACATTAACTAGTAAAAGGTACTGATATGGCAGTAAAGTTTAAATGGGTAGCTAACACTACTAAGATTACTAAGAAGCAGCTTCCGGTAAATGAACTTGACCGTAAGCCCGGTGATATTACCGCACGAAGCGCAGTGGATATGGCTAACGATTTTACTGTGTCGCCTGAAATGGAGCAGATCAAATCTGCTCTAGCCGATAAAAGCTATAGTAATTCAGCCCCTCAAGATTTCAGCGATACTCCGACTCTAATGAAGTTGAAGATTCGCTTGCTTATTTCTGCACTTGAGTTTCAGCGTCCTATTGAATTCACGCACGTTAAGAAAATCGTACTTGAATGGGATTCTAGGCGCCCTGCTACTATCAATGTAGTTTATAATCCCGATACAAAGCAGCATTACATCACTGATGGGCAGCATACTGTTCTTGCATATGCAATCCGTGCATATTTGGGATTGTTCAAGGATGTTGATCCGGCAGATTGGCTTGACCTTGAAATAAATTGCCAGGTCGTAGTGACCAATGATATGGCATTTTGTAGCGAACACTTTCAAGGAATTAACGGCGGAGACAAACTGCCATTGACTCCGTTTGATTATTGGAAGCCAAAGGTTCTCGGAAAACGTCAGCATTCTCCGAACAAGCAAACTAAGGATACCTATGAGATTGCATTTGCTAAACAACTCATCTTAGAAAAGTACAAGATTATTCCAGTACACCAAGATTCACCTGATAGATTTAAGCCCGGCGCATTAGTGCATGTACACAATCTTGAAAAGATGAGTGTTGAGGATGTTGCTTTCATGGCAAAAAATCACAACACGTATTGGTCGCAGGAACCGGTTGATCCTTCTGAAATGCTTCCGTTGCAGGAACTTCGCAATCGTTGCGTAAAAGCGGGTGCAGAAACAGACTCTAAGGAGTTTAAGGAATTCATGCAAGACCTAAACACAATTATCAAGCATGTCCTGGGAGGCTTTGCTGAACTCAAGCACAAGACACAAGAAGTATACCCCAAATACCATTTAGCTGCGTTCGGTGAAACAAAGACAGCGCCGAAGGACGCTTCATTGTCGCTTTTACTCAAGATGTATAAGAAGGCGGGTGGAACTTATCGGTATGCTCCTAGCATTCTAATCAACAAATATAGTGAGAACAACACTGATTTGTTTGATCATCTTGACCCTGCAATTAGGAAGATGTTCTGATGTTTATGTATATAGCAGAAGTATACGGAAAGATTAAACCAGGAATTAGTAAGACTGTTACCAGTCGTATTCTATCATATGATAAGGGTAATACTAATCCTGTATTTCACAAGTTATATGTAGCAAACGATGGTTTTGGTAGTCATATCAATAATCTAGAAGCATATGTGTTGCGTGAACTTTTCCCGTATTTAGAAAATCCAAACGGTAACAGAACTCCTAGCGAATATGTTGATCCTAAATTTACACAGATTGATGTACCGCATGTTCAAGCGTTAATAGAAACTCGCATAAAGAATTATCCATTACAAATACGTAAATTAAAAGATGAGTATCTTCCGATTACTAGGCACAACGCTAAAGCTATCATAGAAGGTATAACGTTATTTCCGGATAAGTACCTTGAGGACATTTAAGGCTTGACAAGTACGCATATTTTGTGTATAATGAACGTATATTAACAGACAGGATCCTTCATGAAATACGCTCTTATTGACACTGCTAACACTTTCTTCCGCGCTCGTCACGTTGCTAGCCGCAATAGTGACACATGGGAGAAGATTGGCATGGCTATGCATCTTACTATGTCGTCCGTCAATATGATTGTGCGTCAATATGGCATTGACCATGTTGTGTTCTGTCTTGAGGGTCGTAGCTGGCGTAAGGAGTTCTATCCTCGCTACAAGGCTCATCGCAAGCTTGACGAAAGCGCAATGACCGAACGTGAAGTAGAAGAAAATCAGATGTTCTGGGAAACGTATGACGTTTTCACTACTTACTTGCGTGAGAAGACTAACGCTAGCGTATTGCGTGTTCCCAACGCAGAAGCAGACGATATCATTGCTCGTTTCATTGACTTGCATCCCAATGACGAACACTTCATCATTTCTAGTGACAGTGACTTTGTCCAACTTATCAGCGAGAACGTAAAGCAATACAATGGTGTTGCTAATCAGCTTATCACGCTTGATGGCTACTTCAATGATCGTGGTAAGCCTATCAAGGACAAGAAGACTGGCGAGCCTAAGTTGCTTGAAGACCCTGAATATCTTTTGTTCAAGAAGATTATTCGCGGTGACGCAACTGACAACGTGTTCAGTGCATATCCGGGCGCTCGTGAGAAGGGTTCTAAGAACACTATCGGTATTCGTGATGCGTTTGAAGATCGTGTAAAGCAGGGCTTCAAGTGGAATAACTTTCTCTTGCAGAAGTGGGTTGACCACGAGGGCGTTGAACACCGCGTTAAGGATGATTATGAACGCAACCGCACTCTGATTGACCTTCGTGCTATGCCCGACGATATCAAGGAAACTGTTGATAATATCATCAAGAGCGATGTTCGCACTACTACGACTCCGATGGTCGGCGTACAGCTAATGAAGTTCTGCGGTAAGTATGAGTTGACCAAGATTAGCGAACAGGCTGAAACATATAGCAAGTGGCTCAATAGTTCGTACAAGGGTGTACTCAATGGCTGATAATATTCCTTGGTTCAAATCAATTCAAAGCATAGGTCGGGGCTTTCGTCCTGGTATGGAAATCAAGATGTTGTCTGCTGGCACCGGTACAGGCAAGAGTGTTTTTCTTGATTTTGAGAGCGATGATTTCAAGCCTTGGCGTGAAACGTTTCGCCCGCACTATGCTGAATATCGTGACTTTGATACCGGCGAAACATACTGGAAGAAGTTCAATCGACTTCCTAGATCAAGCGACCTATATCGTGCTGATAACGTAATCCGTCTGAATGAAGATGGGACATATGAGTACGTAAAAAATCGTAAAGACGGAAATCTTCGGCAGCTAACCGAAGAAGAAATTATGTGGGTGTTGTTACGTGTCTAAAGAAATTTTGTCGTGCAAAGATTGCAAGCATTCTACTATGTTTATGATTGACAGGATTTTCACGTTGAATGGTCTTGTAGGAGTATACGATACTAACTACAAATGCTCCAAATTTCCTGAGGAAACAAAAGTAATTGATGATATAGTTCTTGGTCCAACGAAAGTAAAGGCTAAGCTGCCGTATTGTAACATTGCCCGTCGCCACGGTGAATGCGGCCTAGATGGAAAGCATTGGCAACCTAAGCATAAGAAAGATTTATTTAAAATGTTAATGAAGGAAACATATTATGACTGAACTAGTAGCGAAGCCTATCGTTAAAAATCAGTTTTGGATCGTCACAGATGGTCATAAAAAGGTAGGCAATATTGAAGCAAACAACGCGGGATACGGGGTGCAGATTAACGGCACCTTCCTTCAGTTCAACAACACAGATGAATTGAAGAAGTCAACTAAGATTCGCTTTGAATCCATTGCAAACACTATCTCAAAGCCTACACATCCATATCCTGAATATCCTACTACTAAGCGAGTGTATAACAGTATCTTGGATATTCAACGCGGTTTGCATTTGTTCACTAAGACTAAAAAGAGCAAATGCTTACATGCCGCCGGGTATTTTGTGATTGATCAGAACACTAGTAAGCAAATAGTGTTCTGTCCCAAGTATATTTTCGTGCAGAGGTATCCTTATCTAGGACCCTATAAAACCAAAACGGAAGCAGAAAGTGTGATAAATACATAGATTATGTTACACATTAAGAAGTTTATGGACAAAATGTCCGTGGTGGAATCCAAAATGAACAAAGACGTTGTTCTACCCATCACGGATGCTCGTGGACTTCGTGATGATATTACAAGACTTTTGGCGGACCTGCACGAACTATCATCAACTAACAGTGAGAAAAACCAAGTGATAGAAGTTCAAGTTAAGGGTGGTTCATTCTAATGAGCAGGACACAGCCCACAGTATTAGTAGAATACGTAGATAAGAAGACGTATAAGTGCGACCAAATCGTAGAGGCAGCAGGCATTTGGGCTGTGTTCTATGATGATCAGCCGATCAATCTAAAATCAAGTCATTATCTAGCAAATGATGTTGCACCTAAATACAAGAAAACTAGTTTCAGTAATCCAGGACATGCTAGAAATCTGTGCAGAAAACTAAACGCACAGTTCAAGACTGATAAGTTTACCGTAGTGTTTATGAACAGCGGTAGAACGGTCTACCCCGATGACCTATCCCAAGACTAAAACAGAAATTGTAAAACTAATAATTGATCAGCTTAAAGATGATCCCGATTTTGCATGGAAAGACAAGCCATACGATAAAGTAGTGTTTGAATGGTTTGTTACTGGTAGAGCAGGGTCTGGACTACGATTATCAGACGCAGGCAAAGTTGCATTTGAATATGCAAAGATAGCACATTATGAATTTGAATTCTCGCCGCCGGGCGTGAAAACGAGAGATATAAACGCCTGGCACAAATATGCATTGATTCTTGACAAAAAGATTAAATGCCCCTACTACATCGGCGTAAAACAAGTTGACAAAACTAGGAAACAACCCTATATCAGATTTTATGACAACAAGATAGCAATGATGATGGCCTTATATGGTGATTTACAAAGCTACATTGATTCAGTAAAATAGTATTATTTTATGTTCGCAGTTGCAGCATAAATAATATGCTTAGCCAAATGCTAAGTTACACACAACACACACAGGAGAAAAATTATGAAGAATATTGCAATTAGCCTTTTAGCGGCTCTCACTCTATCGACCCCAGCATTCGCTTCTTGGAAGAGCGATTTGTTTGCTAAGCTTGATG